TTGTCCGTCAGGTTCAGGTACATCACCCGCTGTGCATCATGTTCCGGGCCGTAGAACTTGACGGAATAGGTGTACTCCTGAGTCGATTTTTGTTTAGNAGGAACATAAAAAGGATGGGTGAAAGACACGGACACGGCATTCTCCGTCATCAGCTCCGTGTTCCAGGTTGATGAGGAAGACGTGCTTGCCGTCAGTTTCAGTTCTCCGTTCTGATTATAGATTTTAAGCTCCATTCAAATACTATTTAATCGTCATTTAAAAACTCCGTGAACTCTGTGTCACTCCGTGGTGAATCCCGGTTTCGGCTCCCGGAACTTCACTTTCCAACGCCCGATAATTCTGCCGTCCGTGGCATCCTCCAGAACTTTGGCATCCGTTATTCCTTTATAATAGAAACGGTATGCCGTCGGCAATTCCTTCACTTTCAGGTTCACCCAGCCCGCACGGATGGCTTCCATGAATGCGGCGCGGCGGGTGTTGTATTCCGATAACGTCGAAGCATACACAGCTATATACAACGTTACATCCCGTGCCTTGTAGCGGGGTGAAGGCAATACGTCCGGAAGTTCCTCGCCGTCACGCTCCCGGAATTCCACAGTGGTGTATTCTTTCATTTCCAAAGGTTTCTGCAATTCCCCGAAGTTGAAGTTATCATCCACCTTGTCCTCGCATAGGAAAGCGAAGTAATCCGTCCAGGCATCCACGCCGTTGATGGTCATATATCCGGTTAAGTTCATCATACTATTTTTACTTTTGCCCCGTCACGATCTTGCCGGGTGATGATTTCAAGAATATCTTCAAGCAACTTGCAGTAGGCCGTATTCTCCGCTATCTGCACGAATATCTCATGGTCCGCGTCACGTCCCTTCTTTAGTTCTTCCAATAGTTGGTGCATCCCGCTGGCATGATCCTGAAGGGAAGTGAACAGGCCTTCCAGCTTCGTCCCTTGTTCCTGGCTCATTGTCGTAAACGAACCGCTGCGTCCACTCTGGGATGCATCCTCATCCGGCTTGAATATATCGAATCCCTTGTCTTTCGCCATCTGCTGATAGGCTTCCAGCAATGCGTTGAAATCCCCTTGCTTACCCATCACCTCATCCGTCATGCCGCCCAGTAGTTTTATATACTCTTTGAATTTCTCATCGGCAGACAAATCGGCATTCTGCGTCACGTCCAGCATCTTTTTCTGTGCCTTTTCAAAGATGTCGCCGAATATTGTGGAATAAATCATCTGTTTGCCAAGGCTCTCCAACATTTCCGACACGCTATCGTAATAGGCGGTGGCGGCATCCGTGCCATTGGCCCACGAATCCACAAGCGTATCGGTTAGAGTGCCTCCAAGCTCCCCGAATATATCCGTCAGGTAGTCCCTCACCTTTTCCACCGCTTCTTGGTATGCCTTCCAGTAGTCCGACATTTCCTGCAGGTACTGCTGGTTTTCCTGGCTAAGTTTGCCGAAGGTGTCCGAGCCTATGAACTTCTCCAGCGCATCCTGATTCACGGTACCGTCCGCATTGAACAATTCCGGCACGGCATCTTTCAAGGATGAATATTTAGCTGACCTGAACCAGGTCTTATGCTGTATCTTCACCTGCATGTTCGCGATGGAATCGCCCAAAGACTTATATGTATTCTTCAGCCCCATGGCCTCCGCCGTCGCTCCCGCAAAGCCTGTGAATATCTTGCGGTTCTTGATCTTGTCCAGCGTGCCGTTATATCTGTCCAGGGCTTCCCTGGCAAGATCCACGTTCCTTATGGCGTTGCTCCACAAGTCATCACCGAATATACTTTTCTTGTCGGTGGATATCTCCGCGTTCAGTTTGACAAGCGCCAGATCATAGTTCAACTTTGCCATTTCCTTACGAAATTCTTCCATATAGTCCGTGCGTTTGAACAGGCTTGCGATGGCGGTCGCCACTTTCAGGGCCGCCGAAATGATAACAAGGATGACGGAAGCCTTTTCGACGGTCGACATGGATTCCGCCGCGACTTCAGTGGTTCCTACTATGGCCTCCGCCGAATCTTCCGACAGTTTGGTTATGCCGCCAATGATACTCAGCGTAGACGTGGATATGGTGCCGGCGGTCTTGATGATATCACCGGCCACGTCACCCACGGAATTGCCTATATCATTGAAGGAATCTTCCACATCTCCCAGCACGCGGTTCAGTTCCGACCATTCCTTAATGCTTTTCTTGTTGTCCTTCTTATCTTTTCCCTCTTCCTTATTATTCGCTTTGCCGCTGACCGTATTCTTCAATGTAGTAACCTTGGCACGCTTTACGGCCAGTCCCTTGTCATCCGGATTCAGGAATTCCGCCCGCTCCAATTCCCGTTCCGCTTCCACAAGCAGGCGTTGCAGTTCTTCGAGGTTGAGGTTCACCACATTGGCCGCCCAGGACTTGAATACTTCCTCACGGGCGGCGAATTCGTTGTCAATGTCCTCCAGGGCTTTTTCTTTCTGATAATCCAGTTCGTTGAGGGTTTCATCGGATGCGCCGCCTTTCTGCAAGACATTGCGCTTGTCATCGAAGCTTTTCTCCGTGGACGTGCGTTTGGTGATATATCCCTGGAATTGCTTCGCGTATTCTTCCAGCTTCTTGCGTTCCTTTTCAGTGGCCTCTTTATTGATCTTATCCAGTTCGCCTTCATAAATAAGAAGGGCGGCGGCACGTTCGGTGCCCGCATCGTTCTGCACTTGCTTATACTCATCCGGGCTCACCTTCTTACCGCTTTGTTTGGCACGATCCAGCTTGTCCTTCAGTTTCTTCTCTTGCCGGTCAATGCGTGACAGTTCTTCCTGGTATTCCAGTTTAGCCAGTTTACGACGCTTTTCGTACCCCTCCTGCATCACCTGGACGGTAGCGGCTTCCAGCTTCTGCTGGGCACGGAGGCGGGCTTCGGCAAGTTCAGTCTGGTAATCCTTTTTATCGGTACCGCCGGTTGTCTTTCCGTCTCCGTTATCATAAACTTTCAGATTTTTCCGGGCTTCCTTTATCTGGTCGGTCGCCTTTTTATATGTTTCCACCACGGACTTGTCAATGCCCAGGGAAAACAGGTCGGTACCTTCTTTCGCAGCATCGTCCAGAGTCTTCTTTACATCGGACTTGATTTCTTTCAATACGCCTTCTGCACGATCCTGTTGCTGTTTCCAGTAGTCGTAAGTCCCTTCTTCGGGCTGAGGAAATATATCCAGCGTTTTGATATGATCTTCTATGGTAGCAATGTTTTCACCATAGCTCTTCACATTCTCAATAATATCATCATAAACTTTCTGTTGTTTTTTCAGATTATCTTCTGCATTCAAATAAGCTACACGAGCCGCAGATAACGATTGTCCAACAGACTTCCCACTATTTGTCTGTTGTTGCAGTTGATTATATCTTTCCTGCGTACGGTTATATTCTTCTTGTGCCTTTGTCAACGTTACCAACAGGTTACGCCTCTTTATTTCTTCCTTGTCTTTCTTGACCGCAATGTCCGATATCTTGTCCATATAATGCCGTGCCACCGCACTGGCATAAATTTGTTTGCTTAATGATTTGTAGGCCGCTTCCAGTCTGCCAAGGTTGATGTTTTCACCATCAAGGATATTTGCGTACTCCGGATATCGCTTTATCCATTCGTTGACAGCCGCCGTGCGTTCCTTCGTTGATAAGGATGTGCTCTTCAGTTTGGCGTATAGGATATCCAGTTCTGCCCGTTCTTTCTTGATACTGTCTGACGCTTTCCTACGCGCCAATGCCATTTCCTGCTCAGCGGACAATAAGTCAAGCGTAGCGTCTTTAGCCTTGAACAGCCCCTTCACCCATTCCCCAATCTCCTTTCCATACACCACCGTCAGCATGATAGCCGTCGCCATCGCCGTCTGCCAGGAAAACAACGATGTCAGCAACTGTTTCCAAATGGGCGTCGCCTTCTTCCCTGCGGCCGTCATCAACTCGTATTCCTTCCGTGCCGACGCCACCGCATCCGTAAACATCGGAATGTTATTGGATATCGCCAGGAAGAACATCTGCGGTCCCATCGCCAGTGCCGGAAGCTCGCGGGCGATCTGTTGCATGCTCATCTTGACGTTGTTCAGTTTCGGGGCCGGGTCATAACGCATGATCGGCGTGTCGTTGCTCTCCTGTTTGGCCACTTCATACTTCATCAGCGTTTCCGTCAGTGAGCGTACCTGTGCCTCCAGTGCCTTTATCTTTGCCGTATCTTCCGGATTGACAACGCCCGTTGCCGCCGATTCCAGCGATTTCTGTCTCAGTGAGTCTATATCCTTCTGGATATTGATGATAATGGCCTTCACCCTCTCCCCGGCACTCTCCATGGCCCTGATTTCATCCGTAATGTACCCCGACAGGTCGATATCCGGCTTCACCGGAACTTCCGCTTGCTTCTTCAGGCGTTTCAGTTCTTCCTCCAGCTCCACAATCTTGCCTTTCAGTGCCTGTATGTCCGCCAGGTCGGAAGGCGAGGAAACGCCCGTAGACAACGCATCCTTGAATGCGGACTGCAGGCCGACCAACTCCTTTTTCAGGATATTGATAACCTCCTGCATCTGCGTCTCCAGCCCAGTGATGTTCCGTTCTGCCGACTGCATACCGCTGCGGGTCCTGTCGTCCAGGAATATTTCAAGTTTTATGGGTTCCATCTCAGTCTTCCTCCTCTAATTGTTGAAAATAACTTAGCGGGTCAATGCCTTTTTTATCTCCGGAAGAAGCGGCTTTGTTATCTTCCGCCTCCAGTTCACGCAGGTACTCCAGCGTCGTTTTCTTCCGTCCGTCCACGTGACGGGGATAATCCTGCCACATCAGCATCAGCGTCGGGTAATTAACGCCACGCATGATATATTTCATGCTCCAGCCTGTATCACGTGCAATCTGTCCTATCAGTCCGAACGGGCTATGTGCGGGTTCCGTGTACCCCTTTAACTCCCGTTCTACCTTTTTCCGTGGCTCAGGTTTGGCGACATCAGGTTCATCACCTCCGCCAATCTGATAATATTTCCGAAAGGGACAGTATTCATGGTGCCGATGGCGAGCATCCAGGCTTCCTCCAGTGCCGCCGGATGCATGCAGTTCCTCAGCATCCACGCCACCGGACGGTTCAGCAACCGGCCCAATATCCAGCCCCGGACAATGCCGTAAGCCACCATGCGGCTCACCGTCTTCGTATGCTTCTGCATGAACTCCAGCTTTTGCTCGAAGGTATATGCCTTCAGGTCATCGTAGCGAACGCCCATCTTCAGATACATACCGGTCATGCGGGTACGGCTTTCCAGGTTAGGAACCCGCATCACCCAGCGCATGTGCCTGCCGCCAAGAAGACGAAGCGGCAAAGAAATGCCGTTGTCCGCCAATACCTTTGCCGCTAAAGATTCTGTTTGAAAATCCGCCATGAGTGTCATCATTCAGCGGGAACCACCGGATTGCCCGTATCAGGGTCGATACCTTTAGCAAATATCTTCAGGCGTTTGCCAGCCGCATCTTTAAGCAACTCGATATTTAGTGCCAGTGCCAGCACTCCTTGTGAATTGATACCATTGGCAAAGTCATTGCCTGTCACTTTCGCATTGTAGAAACGGATAGTTTCACCGCTATCGCAACTGATATCCATCACACCGGTCTTTTCCCATTTTTCAGGCGGTTCCCAGTTGCCTTTGGCATCTTTGGTACCTCCGATTGTGTTTACCAAACTTTCCGTAGACAGGTCTATCAGGTTACAGGTAAACGCTTTCTTGCCCGGATTGCTGGTGATTGTGGCAACGGGACCGTCCTTCACCTGGGCAGCGTATACGTCTACTTGTGTAGGGGCAGTGCCTGCCGGTTGAAGTCCTTGTTCGTCTATCCATCCGATTACCTCACTGGCAAACTTCACTTGGTTCAATCCATATATTGCATTCATAAGTTCTCTGTTATTTAAGTTCTGTTTAATCGCCGTCCAATCAGTATCAGAATAAGAACGATAACGGCTATCCGTCCTATCCATATTTGGAACCATTGCCAACCGGTGGGTTCTTTTATCACCTCCGGAGGCAGTTCCTTCACCTCTTCCGAAGTTTCATTCCTGATCCGTACCAGCTCTTCCGTCAGCAGAATCACCTGCCGTGCCAAGCTGTCACAGGTAGCAGTCACTTCGATCGAGTCTCCCGATATCCGGGTAACATTCACTGTGGCCTGCCCGCTGCGTTTACTGAAGCCCGTCCCTATCGGTATAGCATTCAGCATCCCCGTCAGAAATACGGTCTTCGCCATGCTGGGCGGTACCGGTTCCTGTAGGAGCGCGAACCCTCTTCTGCTTTGCAGGCTGTCTGTGCCGCTGACGGTCTGTGTCAATTGTCCCGGACTTTTGCAGCTCGCTGCGGATAGGGCAATCAGCATAATGCTTGCAGGTAGAAGCTTTCTGGATAGTACGGTTAAGTTCGCGCACCGCCTTGTAAAGTTTGATATTCTCATTCTGTAAGTCTATTAATGTTCCCGACAAGTTGTCGTACATTTCTTTATAAGCGTCGTTCCGCTCTTTGGCGGCGATTACCTTATTGTTCTCCCGATGTCTCAACCATGCCCACAAGGAACCGGCAATGCCGCTTGGCACAAGCCATTGGAGAATCTGCATTATCAAGTCCGAGTTCATGGCTAATCACTTTTCACTGATCGTTAAACACTAAAGCAAGTTCCAGCCTGCCACTACGTCCGCCATCACAGCCGGTACCCCGTTCTCCACCCGCGACATCGCGGCGGCGAAAGCGCACATCGTTGCCCGGTCGTTCACATCGGGCACGTAGGTGGAAGGCACCTGCATTTCCCTGCATACCCGGCTGATATAGCCGGATGTATTGTTCTCCACAGGCGGCGCCCACCGGTTGATGAAGTCGGCTATCGTGCGGCAGCCGTTCAATTTCCGGTAGTTCTGCAACAGCTTCAAGCCTGCCCGATATCCATAAGCCATGCTTTCAAACTGGCAGAATGCCCTATCCCGTGAGGGCCGGACTTCCCCCTGCCACCGGGTGGTGGCAGAGAGACGGATGTTCAGCGGGTTGTTGTTACGTAATCCTCGCGCACCCATCGGTTATGGCTCCAATTCACCGTCAGGATCATCAGGCGCCGGATTGTCTGCGGCGGCATTGGCGGCGGCAGCTGCAGCTTCACGGCGAACCTGCGCCCAGCGCTTTTCCGCCGGAACGGCCTGGTCCTTGCTTTGTGCCGTTGCGCCGTCCCAGCTATAGATGGCGCCGAATGCTTCCAGCTTCTTAGGCAGCACGATGTAGTGATGGCGGAAGTTTACCAGACTTTCCTGTGTGGTCGGGTTGGTACGCGCCTCACTGTAATACATCTTCGTGCTTCCCTGCGCCTTGAACATGCGCGGACGGTAGAAAGAGAAAGAACCTTTCAGGTCGGTAGCCGCCGGAGTGGCATTGTATGGCACCTTCACGCCCGCTTTCGTGTAGTACGGGCAATTCACATACGTGTACACCTCGAAACCGAACATGTTCAGCAATTTTCCGGAGGTGTAGTTGTAGTACTTATCCTTGAAGCTCTGGTCGGCTTCCAGCAGGTCGTTCACATGATCCGGGCAAAGAACGAGCACACGGCCGTCTTCGGGCACCTCCATGTTGTCATAGGCACGCTTCAGGGCTATGATGTCCTTTACGGTCAGTTTCTTGCGTCCCGATTCGTCGGCCGCGCCGCTGGTCGCGATAACCGGAGTCTTGTCCGTATGGCTGTAGGGAGCCAGGGCGTGGGCGGCTTTCTTGTACTTTACTGTAAGAATCGCGTTTCCATGACGTTCCACGTCAGCGGAATACTTGTCGAAAGACAAGGCGTAAAGCTGGTCATCCGTCACGCGGGTGGCTTTCGTCTGGAACTTGTCCAGGCCTACCGGCACGTCGCTTTCCGTCAAGTCCTGTACGGGTATGGGATAGGTCGTATTGTTTACCAGCACGTCCGGATCGCCGCCCACGTCCACCAGGTGAATCACTTCATTGTCCACCTTGGCGGAATAATCCGGAATACCATTCAGCCAGTCCGCCTTCAGTCCGGCATTCAGGCGCTTTATCAATTCTCCGGTCCACACTTCCGTATACACGCCTTCAAAAGCGGCGCCTGCAGGCATAAACTTTCCAAGTACCAGGGGCACGGCTGCCGTCGCCGCCCCATAAGCAGGGTCGAACCCCACAATCGACGCCAGAACCACGCCCATCAGGACGTTGAACAGCGTGCCGCAAACAAATTTCAAGATAGAATTCATTCGATTTGATTTTTAATTGTTAGTTATTAATTGAATTTCGGACATTCAATGCCGTATTCCGCCTTGTACAGCGCACGGTATTTGTCCGGTTCGTTCTCACGCATCAGCTTCAGCTGCCCTTCGGGTACCTCGCTGAGCTTGTTCCATTGCCCGGTTGCCATGCCGCCGCCCGTTGCGCCGCCGCTGGGATTGATCAGTTGCATCGGTTTGGTCACAGCCGCCATGCTGTCCAGCGTCAGTTTCAAACTTTCAGCGCCTATTGTCTTACCCAGGTTGATGAAGTGGTCCTTCTTGTCGGCATTGAACTTTCCAGCTTTGACGGCGTCGTCCACCATCTGAGTGACACCTGCCAATTTCATGGCATCCAATTGCGTGCGCAGTTCCGTATTGGCGGTCTGATATCCCAGCAAGATGCCAACCTTGGCGAGAATCTCCGCTTCCGTTGCCGTCTCCGGCAAGCCCAGCTTCAGGGCGATAGCTTTGAAATCTACATTCATAGTCTCTTCTGTTTTAGAATTATTGTTTTGCGGAGTTTCTCCGCCGTTAGTTTTCAATAAAGGAAGGGACGGGCAGTCTTCACCTGCCGCCAGCCTCAAAGGATTACCCTGATAACTGAGTTGCACGATATTGTCGTCATTGCCGCCCATATCCACCATGCTTACTTCAAGGAGTTTGCATTTGGTAACGGTAGGACGGGTTTGTCCCGGCTTCAGGAGTTCGGGAGCGTCGCTCGTCTCTATTACTTCAAAGAAGGGGCTGCACATTTTCAGCGTGTCCTTGTCAAACTGTTGTTTCAATATTTTTGATTCATCCCGCACTTCGTCGAAGTAAGGCTCCCCGGTCACGTCCTTTCCCTCTACCCGGAAATCCTTGATGCTACCTATTATTTCTCCACGACGGTGCATATACAACAGCAAGGGGTTTTGCTGGTATTGCCCGTAATCGATGCCGTCGGTCTTCACCCACGTGCCGAAGCAGTTTAAACTTTCACTTGATATCCTGATTCTTTTTCCCATGATTTGCGTCTCATTTTGGCGCAAACTTACGGCTACGCGCACAACCGCACAAAAAATTATGTAACGGTTGCGAACAGCCGTGCAACCTGTCTGTAATGCTTTGCAACCCCTCCGCCGTTTTTTCGTCGCCCGCCGCGAGCTTCGCAACTTTGCCCTATAATCAAGCAGCAAGAAGGTATGGCAAAAGACATGAGCAAACAGAAAGCGGTAGCCAAACACCTCTACATGAAAGGTACGCCCATCATGCAGATCGTGGAACTGACCGGAGTGACCCGGCAGTCTGTCAGCCGCTGGGTGAACCAGGAGAACTGGAAAGAAGAACGGGCCGCACGTGAGATGAGCAAGGAGTCCATCACATCCATGACCCTCTGCAAATTGGGCGAAGCCATCGAGAATACGGATGCCGATGAAAAGAGCATCAGCCGTATGACCGATTCACTGGTGAAGGCGGCAAAGGGCATTAAGGAAATCAACCGGAACACCAACATCGTGAACAAGGTGGATACCATTATCGAGTTCGAGAACTGGCTGGTGGCCCATCGCGAGGAATATCCGGAAGTGGATGACAAACTCATCATGCTCATCAACCAAATGCACAGCGACTTCATGAGCATCAAATTCAAGCAAAAATGACAGCGGACGAAAAGAAAGAGGCCCTCAAACGGTGGGAAGAGCATTGCAACCGGTTGCAGCGCATCACCTCGAAGCGCAAGCCGGAGACGGAGGCGGAACGGAAGAAGAATATCGCCCGTGCCCTGAAGGATTATGAGTATTTCTGCCAGAGATACCTGAAACATTACTGCCGGTGCAAGAACGCCAAGTTCCACAACGACGCCGCCCGCTATATCGAGAAGCATCCGGAAATGCGAGCTGTATTCAAGTGGCCGCGCTGTCATGCCAAGTCGGTACACCTGGATGTGGGCATACCACTCTGGCTGAAGTTCAAAGGTATGTTGCACGTTATGGTTCTCGTGGGTAAGAGCGAAGACAATGCCGACGCTTTTCTGGGAGACCTCCAGGCGGAACTACAATTCAACCAATATATCATTGATGACTTTGGCGAGCAATACAACGCCGGATGCTGGCAGGAAGGCGAGTTCGTCACCAAGGACCTGTGCGCCTTCTTTAGCCGCGGTCGCGGACAGTCTCCCCGAGGATTGCGGTTCCGTGAAATGAGACCGGACTATATTGTAGTGGATGACTTGGATGATGATGAGATGTCTCGCAGCGAAGCCCGTGTACGGGAGATGACCAATTGGATCAAAGAGGCGCTATTCGGCTGTTTTGGAGGCGAGGCGGGACGCTTTATCATGGTAGGAAACCTGATCAGCAAAAACAGCGTATTACAACAGATGATCAACAGTTCCACCGTACACACCAGCACGGTATACGCCATCGAAAAAGACGGGAAACCCGCCTGGCCGGAATACTGGACACTGGAAACATTGCGCAGCCGCGAGGAATTCATGGGCTACCGCAGTTTTCAGAAAGAATTCATGCACAACCCCATCACCGAAGGTGCCGTTTTCCAAGAACGCTGGATACAGTGGCGGCGGATGCTGAAGCCGTGCTATTACGAAAGCTTGGTTCTCTACATCGACCCTTCGTTCAAGGACAGCAGCAAGAACGACTACAAGGCCGCCAAGCTCTGGGGACGTCCGCGCTCCGGACTGAAGAGCGCCAAACGCTCCGAACTGCACTGCCTGCGCGCCTTCGTGCGCCAGTGCAGTGTAGGCGAAATGGTACGCTGGGTATATGATCTCTGGGAATCGCTGCCCGAAGATGCCGCCGTCACCATCTACATGGAAGCCAACTTCATGCAGGACACCATACTGGATGAATTCGAGCGTGAAGGCAACCTGCGGGGCTACCAGGTACCCGTCACTGCCGACAAGCGCAAGAAGCCGGACAAGTTCGCCCGCATCGAAGCCGTCAGTCCGCTATGGGAACGCGGTTTCGTGTGGTACAACGAGAAGCTGAAGACCGACAATGACATGAAGACCGGCATTGAACAGACCCTCGCCTTTGAGAAAGGAAGCCGCGCCCACGATGACGGGCCGGATGCCGATGAAGGCGCCATCTACAAGCTGCAAAAGCAGGTACGCGAAGAGAGTTTTGTTCCGCGCATGGGATTGAGGCAACCGCCGTCACAGTCGTGGTGACCATTCATAATTCATAACTTATAATTCATAATTAAAGCCATGTTCATTACAGAAAACGACTATATCCAAGTAGGCACCGATGCGCTGAAAATCATGCAGCAGAGTTCCGAAGACAACCGGAAAACGGCGGAACAGCGTGCCCTGTCACGTATTGCCGCAGCACTGCGCGGACGCTATGACGTGGATGCGACATTCGCACGCGAAGCCGGTGAGAGGGATGCGGAACTGGTGGGGTGTGCCACCGATATCGCGCTCTATCACATGATATGTTCGCTGCCCGGCAAAATGGGAAATGAAGTTCGTGAGAAACGCTACAAAGATGCGCTGGACTATCTGAAAGAGATACAGGCGGGACGTATCACTCCCGATATCCCCACCATCACCGGGCCTTCCGGTGAAGAAGACTACCACAATCCGGTCCGCTACGGATCGGCAACCAAGAACGATTATATCTGGTAACATTATGGCAACAAAAAACAAAAGACAAAACCCCGTAAAGGTGGGACGTGTGAATCTGGATAATCCGGCCGAACTGAAGCGGGTGACGCAACTTTCCGTCAACCTGCAACTACAGACCGAAGCGCTGACCAAAAAGGACCTGCGCACCTGGCGCAATGCCTGGCAATATGCCATCAATGTGGACTATCCCAACCGTGTGCCGCTGTACAACGTATATGGCGACGTGGAAGTGGACATGCACCTCACCGGCTGCGTAGGGCAGCGCAAAGGCTACGTCCTGAACAAGAGCTTCCGCATCGTGGACAGGAAGGGCGATGAGAATCCCGACCTGACGGCCGTCTTCGAGTCCCCATGGTTCAAGGCCTTCATGGACCTGGCACTGGACAGCATCTACTGGGGGCATTCGCTCATACAACTAGGAGATATCATCGTAGTGGACGGCATCCCCGCATTCAGCAACGTGCAGTTGGTGCCCCGCCGCCACGTCATCCCGGAATACGGCGTACTGGTGGTGAACCAGCAGGAAAGGTGGCAGAACGGTTACGATTACCGCAACTCCGAAATGGCGGACTGGGTGATAGAAGTCGGTGCGCCCAATGATCTGGGCCTGTTTCTGAAGTGCGCCCAGCATACCATACCGAAGAAGAATGTCTGTAGCTTCTGGGATATGTTCTCCGAAATATTCGGCATCCCCTTCCGTGTGGGGAAAACCACCAGCCGCGACGCCAAGGAACAGAGCCGTATCGAGAAGATGCTGGGCAGCATGGGAGCGGCAGGTTGGGCACTCTTCCCCGAAGGTACGGATATCGAAATCAAAGAATCTACCCGTGGCGATGCCTACAACGTGTTCGACAAGCGCATAGACCGGGCCAACTCCGAACTGTCCAAAGGTGTGCTCACCGAAACCATGACCACGGAGAACGGCAGCAGTCTTTCACAAAGCGAAGTGCATCTGGAAGTGCTGAAGAACCTGATCAGCAAGGACGCCGACAACCTGCGCGATATCATCAATTTCCAGCTCATTCCGAAGATGATAAAGCACGGTTTCCCGTTGCGGGGATACCGCTTCGACTGGTACGAAGGTATCGACTTCACGCCTGAACAGCAGGTAAACTTTGAACGTATGCTGCTGGATAAGTATGAAGTGGACCCACAGTACTTCATTGATAAGTATAATGTGCCTATTATTGGGAAGAGAGAGGCGGCGCCTGTTGTGGTTCCGGGCAGCGATGATGATGAAGACAAGAAGGCAAAAGGGAAGCAGAAACTCGTAAAACCTTCCGTTTTTTTCGACTAAGCCCTTCGGATTACGAAGGGCTGCACAAACGGGCGTGCCTGTCTTATTTCGGAGGCGGAATGCGACTGGACAAGAAAGAAGCGGATGAAGAAATGGACGTGGACACTGCCAGCGTAGAAGCTGCCTTCGCCCTGCTTATGAGGTGGCTGCACCGCCAGCCGGAATTCACCCCGGAGATGCTGAAGGATGAAGAAGTACAACAATTCATCCGTACACACGCTGAGGTGCTGGATGATGCGGTAGATTTCTCCATCCGCCAACGTCCGCTGGACGACATCAGCGTGCAACGCCTGAAGGAATCCAATTACGTCTTCTCCGGCTTCAAGACCTTCCACGAACTGAACGAGGCATTCCCCTCACTGCTGGATAAGGACGGCAACCGGAAACCTTTTGAGCGCTTTTTAAACGACGTTCAAAAGATAAATGAAAACTATAATAAATGGTACCTGAAGGCGGAATACAACTTTGCCATGTCATCAGCCGATATGGCCGCCAGGTGGCAGGGTTGGTGGGATGATGAAGACCGTGACCGATATCTGCTGCAATACCGAACCGTGGGCGACAAAAGGGTACGCAAAGTGCACCGGGCGCTGCACAACGTCACGCTGCCCATCACTTCCCGGTTCTGGGACGAATATTTCCCGCCAAACGGCTGGAACTGTCGCTGCACCGTGGCGAGGGTGAGGAAAGGCAAGTACCCCGAAAGCGACGAGGCGCAGGCTATGCTGGCAGGAAGCCAGGCAACGGCGGGAAAACATCAGGAAATGATGCGTTTCAATCCGGGCAAACAGATGGCTTGCTTCCCGGCATACAATCCATATACCATCAGTAAATGCAAGGACTGTCCTAACCGCCCCGGAAAACTGAAGCTGGCGAAAGTACCCGGTAATGAGCTATGCGCGGTTTGCAAAGTTATCAAGGAACAAACCTTCATTAAAGAAGCCAAGAGAATCAAGGAAGCTTCAAAAGAGGCTTACGAATGGGTGAGCGGACATGTACCGGAGAAAGGCTATACGCTACCCGCAACTTCGGACAACGATACCCACGAGCTTCGAATCAGCCGCGGCTCGTTGAAAGATGTAGTCGACCACTTCAAGAGGCCGGAAGATAAAATGATAATCGCCACATTGATGGACTTGCTGGAAGAACGCGTGTATACGCACAATGCCTTATTGGGAGAAGGGAAAAAAGGAGACCCGGAAACGATAAAGAAGAATCTGAAAAAGAAAAGTGACAGGGGAGTGGTAAGTTATAATTATTACGATATCCGCATTGGAGAAGAAGTATGGGAGCTGAACTGTGAGGTTTATAAAAAAGGCTTTGAAAAGCCATACGCCCTGAAACGCAAAAAGAGAACTGATTGATGACGCAATAATGGGCGATTCCCATCTAGGCTTATCCATTAATCAATTCTCTTTCTGATGACACAAAGATACAGCTATTTATCAAATAAACAACCGTTATGGCTAAAAAAGAAACTTACGAAGAATTCGTTGACAAGTTTAAACCGAAGAAAACCACCGACGACTGCTATACGCCGCCGGAAGTATACGACCTTATAGTGGACCACGTGAACCGCCACGTGATGCCGCTGGAAGGACACCGTGTATTGCGCCCGTTCTATCCGGGCGGAGACTACGAGCGCGCCGAATACCTGCCGGGAGACGTGGTGATAGACAATCCCCCGTTCTCTATCTTTATAAAAATCGTGCGCTTCTACCAGCGGCGGGGCGTGCCGTTCTTCCTCTTCGCTCCGGCGCTCACCTGCGGAAGCTGTTTTTCCGTCCCGGGCGTGACGGCGATTTGCACACATGTTAGTGTCATATACGAGAACGGGGCGAAAGTTAACACCTCTTTCGTCACCAATATGATGGGCGGGACGCATAAAATGATCGTGGACGGACCGCTATGCCGGAAGCTGGAGGAATTGCAAAAGAAAGACAAACCGGATAAAAGAAAAGCGTCCCTTTCGTATGATCCGCACCTCATCACCCCGGCAATAGCCGGGAAACTCGCCAAAAGAGGCATTTATTTAGAGCTTTCATCCGACCAATGTATCCCTGTCGGACATGTTGGTGAATGCCAATATAAGGTGTTCGGCTCTGGACTGCTGCTGTCCGATCGTCTGGCGACCGAACGAATGGCGGCTGAACGAATGGCGGCTGAACGAATGGCGGCTGAACGTCTGGCAGACGAACGTCAGGCGACCCGTGAACGTATCTCTATTACGCTCTCTGCGGAAGAACTCTCGATCATCGCAAAACTGAATGAAACAAACGAATAGACCGCTATGAACGAAACCCAAAATTCAAATATAACCAAGGAACTGGAACAAAAGGTCAAACGATTCATCAGGCTCACGCTGAAAGATATCAGTGTGGAACTGGGCGATGAGTTTGACCGGAACTTCGAGCGGGAAGCATTCTTCAACGAGAAGTGGGCTCGCCGGAAGTTCAACGATGATGAAAGCCGCGGTCTGCTGGCCCGGGAAGGAACCTTGCGCCGTAGCATCAAAGACGAGGTATCCGTCACCGACCATGACAGCGTCGTCTTCACCAGTAGCGTGCCTTATGCCGCCATCCATAACGAGGGTGGCACCATCACTGTCACCCGGAAGATGAAGAGATACTTCTGGTACCGCTACATGCTCATCATGGGCAGCAAGCGCAGCCGCCCGGACAAACCGAAGTTCACCGGAAAGCTGCAACGCAAAAAGAATGGCGAACTACGGGATAATCAGAAGAACCGGGAACTGACCGAAGAAGCCAGGTTCTGCAAAATCATGGCACTGAAGAAAGTGGGCAGCAAAATCATTATCCCCAAACGTCAGTTCATCGGCATGCATCCCGACGTGGAACGCTTCATCCGTGAAATTACCGATGCCAACATCAAAGAGATATTTAATTAATCCGCGTAATCCGCACCTAAAATTATACATCATGAGAAAGTTCCTTTACCTCAGCCTCATTGACCGGCTGAAACAACTCAAAGACGAAGCGGGAGAACCCGCCATCAAGACGTTCGACCTCTGGAACGAACAAGTGGAATTCATCGAACAGGAAGAAGTGTTCTACACGCCCGCCATCTTCATCGAATTCATGCCCGTGAAGTGGGCAAACCTGGGAGGCGCCACCCAGCGCGCCGAAGTCACCATCCGCCTGCACATCGTCACTCCCTGGGACGGAAGCGCACGCGACGGCAGCATCTTCCAGCGGCAGAGCCTCGAACGCTTCGACCTGCTGGACCGCATAGACCATCATCTCTTCAATATCATGGGCAGCAACGGACAGACGGAATTCAACATGTTCCGCCGCACAGGCAGCAGCACCAACCACAACCATGAGGAACTCGTGGAAGATATCAGCGACTATACATGCATGGTGATGGATAACATCAGAAAAGAGTGAGTTGCGCCCGCATCTCTTCCTGCTTGCGGATGATGCGCGGGTCGGCACTGGCATTGATGATATTGTAGAAAGTCTTTTCGCAGATGTGATATTTCGGCCAGATGTAACGGCGCAGGATTTCGCGGTTGCTAAGGCCGCTGCGTGCATGCTCGTCATAAATACGCACGATGTCCTCCACACGAAAGGCATAACTGCACCCGACTATTTTAGTCCGATTCTTCTTCATAGACTGGAATAAATAATGACCCCCCCTGAAAACTGATTGATTACCCTATGCAAAAGTAATCGTAATAACATATTAATGCAACAAATAGCGTCAAAAAGCGTGTTCTGCCACACCGGATAAGGAGTTTACCTCACCTTTGCACCGTCTTTTTCGCGAAACGACACGGACTTAA